ACTTTGTGGCACTTCAATATAAGTATAATTGAGTGCCAACGCTGTACCGTTTCCTGTACCTTCGCTTGTTGCTACGAATACAGTGCCAGTTAGATTATTTGCTGCACCTATTAATGTAAAATCTGTAGTACCAGGAGTTACAATTTGGTAACTTTGACCTATTACAAAATTACCCGCTGTTTCTGTAGGATTACTATAAATGGTAGCGTCATATTCAGTATAAACTTTTGTGTCTGGATAATACAACATTTGTCCAGTAATCATGCTTAATGCATCAGTAGTTTTCAAGTCGATAAAGTCAACTGGAGATTTACCAAATGTTCCCTGATTATAAAGTTTTAAGTTAGGATAAAATTCAATAATAGGACGCTTTGCCTTATTATCCTGTGTCGCATAAATGTTTACAATATCAGGAGTATTGTTGTATTGTGCTGTAGCATTAATTACGCTACTGTGGAACCAACGATTGCTACGTGACCAACTGTTTTTGTTTAAACTGTTACGTGCAATAGTAATGTAATCTGGATTTGATGGAATGTTACTTCCACCACTAAAACCACCTATATCCCATGGTAGTACATCATATGGAATAGGATTATCAACTGTATAATTCTCAGGGGTAATCAAATCATTAGTATTAATTAATTGTATACCTGCATCAGTCCCTACACCTTGTACATAATATTCTCCGTCTAGATAAGATGCAGGAGTGATATCCCCACTAAACGAAATTTTTAATCCATTTGTAAATATAACTTTTTGTTGATTAGGAATAGTGATTTCAAAATTCTTTTTGCCTATAATATCTCTATCAACATTTAAGTTATTGTCTTGATTATTTTCAATAATCTTAATAGTACCAACCTTGTTTGGGTTGACACTATCTTGGTAATATAGTTCGTTCAAGTTTGCTGATAGATATGGAACTTGTTTGATATTACCGTCATCAATATCCTTATAAAAGTTAATATTAATATACTGTGTACCATAAATTGCAGTATATTGTGTATTTGTTATTACTAATTGATATGGTTCTAATCTTACTATAGGATTTAATGGATTGTCAGTATTAGCAATATATTTGACTTTGTAAATATAATTGTTTACAAAACTATAAAATCCCTCATCAGTCAAACCTTCGTTAATGCTTGCTGCCATTGACCCACTTGCTGTAGATAATATTACTTCAGGGCCATTAACCGATTGTGAAATAGTAAATTTGTTTGCGTCTATGATTTCTTTTACATAATAAATTACGTCATCTAACGCACCGTTATATTGATTAACTCCGCCAAACACAGTGTTTGGGAATATAATCATGTTGTTTACAGCAAGCACACTTTCAATACTGTTTAATGGTAATCCAGTAGTATTGACTGTTAATGTATTTGTTCCTGCTGTTGTATTAGTAATTGTTAATAAAACAGGTGTTGTAGATGAGAAATTATCGTATGGGCTCCATACTGCCCCCTCATCTAATTCTTCTACGTCAAAACCATAATTTGTATCATAAGTGGTTTCATTAAAAAATGAGTCAGTAAATGCTTTCTCAGCAGTAATGTTGTTATAGAACATCACTGTTCTACCTTCAATATCAGTAACGCCGTCAATACTGCCGATATCTTGTAATAGTTTACCGTTAATTTCTTCGAAACTTAAATTTGATATAAGATCGACATCTACTTCATTTGTAAAAATAAATTCATCTTGGCTTTCAATCAAAGGTACGTCAAATGTTACAACGCCAGTTGTAGCACCATTATTGAATACCCCGTTATCTTCATTTAGGCGCGTACTTTGATTTGGCTGTTCTGGATTTGTTCCGCTTATACCGGGTAATGCTTGCAACCAAAATTCTGAATCTTGCGCTACGATGAAACGATACGTACCGCCACGCAATAATGTTAAGGTTGGATTAGATTCGACCGTAGTTGAATTTAAACTTCTAAAGTCATAAGTATTGGTTGCACTTGTTACTTCGTAGTCGGTGCTATTGTAAACAACAGTTGTAGCAATATCTACTACTGGCAAACCTTCTGGCGCCCAGTAATACTGGTTAAAGTTAATAATTTTGTCAAGATCAATAAAAGGATCCCAACTGTAAATTTGACTTTCAAATAATTTATTATTATCAGCAATAACTCCGCCCTGTAGTTTAAGTGCATTCAATAACCCAGGATAACTGATAAAATCCTTAGCAGTCATCTCGTCTTTTTTAGTGAATATCACTCCAGGAGTTAATTGATAATCAGTTCTCTCTTTGGTTGGTTCAGTAATATAATAGTCGTTGGCATTAACACCATAACCAAATCTACTACCAACATAACCTTGAATTTTTCTTAATTCGCTTGGGTTGACAAGTTGGTCTAACGTAGCGGATAAAAATTGGCTATTAGTTGGTGTTTGAAAAATTTCAGGTAAGAAATTTAACGTTCTAATTCTTGCCATTTTATATTGCCTTCAATTCGTCAGGTGTTAGTGCTGCAATAATGACAACATCATTTGCAGTGGCAGCGTTTACGAATATTTCGTATGGCTGACATTTAATTTCGTAAAGATCGCCAAATGTTTCATTTGGATCATTTGGTACAATCACAGCAGAACTTACAAAATCGCCTATTTGATTATGTAGATATGCCGACAATTCACTAAAATAGAATGTATCGCCAAAGTTCCAATTTTGTATATTAAAGTATGTATTCATGGCAGTTAAAACGGCACTACGTATTTCGCTGTCACTGGCTGTAGTGGTAGAATTTTTAATAATTTTAATTGTACCTTGCAATGATTTCGCTGCCTTAGGACCAAATAATGGTTTAAATGTAACACTATTTAATATCATGCTATCACTGACCATCTTAAAGTTTTGTAATAACTCATATTCTGCATTTAATTCTGTCATGCTTGGTTTTGGTGGTTCTAATATTGTACCTGTAGTATCTTGTATATAATTTTGATAGGCAGTATAGTATGATTGTGTTACCAAATACATATCAATAATATTTGTTGTTGCTGGATCTATTCGTACAGTATTATTTGAGTTATGCGTATATTTGTAAGTTAATGGCTGTCTGCCGTACATAATACTATAACCAAATACTTCAGTTAATGTATATGATTGTGTGTTTACATTTGTATCTTGGAAAGTTTTATAAAATTGATTTGTACCATAAGCATAATATAATGTGCCGACCGGGTATTCATATTTTATAATTTCAATTTCTTCTTTGGTTGCATATGAATAAATTACAGCACTCGATGGTAAAATTTGTTGTCTTGTTAAATTTATAGCATCTTGTATAGTTTCAAAAAATACATAACGATTTCTATTTGTTGCGTCTGTGAAGAAACCATCATTGCCTTCTACGTATTGAAATCCAGTTATCTCAGTAAAAAAATCTGGATTAGTTATTAAAGTTTCATTATTACGTGAGGTAGTGCTTACAATTACTTCATAGTCGTTTATATATCCATCACTCTCAATAGTTTGACCAGTGATATTCATTTCATAATTTTTTGCCAGCGGTGCAGAGGTATCAGCAATTGTATTAATACCTAATACATTGATATTGTCTCTCAGAATTGTGCCAGAAAAAGGATCGTACACTAGTTCATTTAATGGAAAACTAAATCTAACATCGTCTACACTACCAAAATAATATTTTAATTGTTTTACACTTACTAGATATGTGTTTGGTAAATTTTGAGATGTGAACTTGACGAAACTATTTTCTGCGTCGACTGGTCTAATAGTCCAACGATCTTCGTCAATCTTTAATTTGTTGTTAAACACTAGACTAAAACTTTAGTTTAATTCTAAACGTTGCTTTGCTTCAAGTATGATATTGGTTGGCAAATCATTACTAAATGCAGGAATAATTTGACTGATTATTGCGCCAGTAGGAACATATCCATTTAATGTGATGGGACCTGTGCCATTAGGGAACAGACCCTCTCCTGCATTGGCACCATCACCTATAACAGATAATACTGTAGTCCAATAATATGTAGTATCACTTGCTGATGGTATACCATTTACAAGTCTAAAATTACTATCAAAATATTTTCCTTCAGGTGCAGTAATTTTCAATAATGCGCCTTGCGTGCAATATTTTAAGTTTGTGGTTGTGTAAATGCCAGTCGATAGTGCATTTTTAGTAAGTGCAGGGTAATTTGTCACATACCCATTAACTGTGTTACCTTCAACTACTGCTATTTTCCAGTAGATATTTAAATCATCGCTATTAGTTTTAGCATTATACCTTGGATAGTAAGTTGTATAATATTGGTATGCTTCAACTTGACCTAAATTATTAGTTAGTGTTTGGGTTAAGAAAAACATAATATCACTGACACTATCAAATGTGAATGATATAAAATTATCTTCCTTATCTCGCCACAATCCACCATCATTGCCTATACTCAATATGCTTGAGTATTTGCCTGTTGGATCAAGCAAATCTAAATTCTTACTTACACCAATGCTGCTACGATTTACAGCCTTTGATTTAATAATTGAACTGTATAATGTATATGGGAAATTATTATAATCTTCGCCATTAACCATACGATTCTGTGTATAGTAGCGTGTTGGTGCGCGTTGCTTAATATCTACTATATTTTCACGTTCTTGTGCGGTGCTAACTGGCTCAGTTAATTGTAAACCTACAGTTAATGTTTCTTGACGTCCAAGACGACTGACATAAGAAATAGCAACTGTCAATCCTAACATTTCACTAGGATCGATTGTATAAGTCAATGCGTTGCCACTACGTACATAAGCACGGAATGTGCCAACAGGTATTTTACTGAATACGCCATCACCAAACACATAAGTTACTTGGTCATTAAATCTGCTGTCTACGCTAAAGATTGTTCTTTGTGAACTTTCAGTTTGTAGGTACGCATCGGCGTAAACACTTTCTACTTTTTTCCATTGAATACGATTGTCGTTATTATCGTTTAATTGGAACAACCATGTATCAGTATTATTCACACCTTCAATTGTCCCTATTTCAACATTTTGATTTGCAATTTGTTCTTGCAACACAAAGTCATAGGTATTCAATGTACCTTGTTTGAAATAGAAAAAGAATCCTGTGTTTGGACTACCAAATCCAAGTTTATCGTTTCTATATAACATGTTGAAACGACCATTTGGGCTTGGTGGAATTTCATAAACATATGGTTGGTCAACGCTAGTCACACTAACTAGTTCAAAATTCATTTTAATATTATCGACCACACTGCTGAACGGTGCTATTGGCAATGATCCTTGTGGTATAGCAATACTATATTCACTAGTTGTGATACCCAACAATTCTGCAACGTTGCCAGGTTTACCTAATTTTTGACTATCAACTAGTGTAGCATTAATAATTGTATTAAACTGCTCTAACCAATTTGGGTTTGCAGGATCATTCCATAGTATAGGAATATTGCTTAGATTTTGACCATTTAAATCTGTAATGTTTTGTGTTGTGCTTACGCTTACTACTTTTAAATATCCTTCTGCGGCAATATTGCGCTTAGGCGTATAACTTACAAGGTTCGCTAACTTGATAACACTATCACGACGTTCTGCTGTGTCAATAAAGTTTTCGCGGGCATTCAAGTCATTTCTAAATGCTAGACCTTGGCCCATGAACGCCATAACGTCAAGTAAGGCTATAAATTCTGATGACTCAATATAGTCATTATATGTTTCTGGATAATATGTACGTAGGTAATCTATGAAACTCTTACGTAGTGTTTCATAATCATAGTTACGAAAATCTGCTTGGCGGAATGTTTGATAGATTGTTTTCCAATCATTAACACCAAACAACTGTGTCTGTTTACTGCTTGTAGCCATTACTAGTCTCGTTTGTAATATTTATCATAAAAAGAAAACCGAGATTTTTGGTTTATTGTTGTATAGCAGCAGTATTAGTCTGGCTGTTAAAGAATACAGATAGCATTTCTGCTTGGTTAAAGGGGTACACAGCAACTTGCATTTCGCATAAAATACCGTTTTCTTGTGGATAAACTCTTAAATATCCTAGTTGTAAGCGTGGGTCTAAAGAAATAATTCTTTTTAGTTCTGTTTCTAATGCTTGCTGAGTATCTGCTGTGTTTGGGTCGAAAATAAAGTCCCAAATTTTACTTCCATACTGCGGTTGCCCTACTTTTTGCCCTTTCTTAATATTGATTGCATTTAAAAAATCGCGTATGACTACTGATTGATCAGTTAATCTAAACTTTCTACCCGTCGTAATTGGATTAGTGATGGATCCTGGCGCACCGTTTATGCCTGGTGGCATATTAGTAGTTCTAGGCTTATTGGCGTTTATTGTACTAAATCCTATATATTGTGGCATATTAATTACCGATATTACCCATATTTAGCACTAAATTCTTTATACGCTTTACTGTAAGCCTCTAAATCATCCAAGTATGCTTTGGTGGCTGCTACATATTCATCATAAAGTGCTTGTATAGAAGGATCTCCTTGTGGGAGTTTTTTTAATGCCTTCTGATAGGCAGCTTCTGCCTTGTCTGCCTTTTTGCTTAATTTACTATTCTTTACTGCCCAATCAGCCAGTTTTGATAATTCTTTGCTTCTTGATTGTTCAAAACTTTCTACAGTATTAGTTGTTGCTGGAGAAATTTCTCCCAATTGATTTGGTTTAGGTATACCAGGATCACCGATAAGTTGATTGACTGCATCAGTTATAGATGCACGATTTGTTGTGTTAATAGCAATTACAGGCATGCCCACAGGAACACTTCCACCTGAGCCTATTGCTGAAATTTGTGATGCTAGTGACGCTGCTAAACCTGAGGGTAATCCTGATTTTGCCAATGCTGCTGCAGGATCTAAAGAAGGTGGTTTTAAATTATTTAATGCAGACGTTGCTTTATCTGTTATACCCTTTGCTAGTCCTTGTAATCCTGCTGTAGCACTACCTAACTTATTAGCCGCAGCACCTAAGGCATTATTTTTAAGCGCGGCTGCTGCACTTGCGCCGCCTGGTAAGTTACTTAAACCACTTGCTAAAGTAGATACACCACTATTAATAGCAGTTGATAAAGAACCTGCGCTTGCGCCTGCAACGATACTTGAGACGCTACCAAACGCATCCACAGCACCACTTGGTTTGATTCCAGTAACAGAATTCAACACTGATGCGGCTGAAGTTATACTTGACGGTAATGCA